GGGCGCGTCGAAGCCCGTGGTCAGCACGTTGACGTTGACCAGGTACTTGAGCGTGCCGCTCTTGAACCGCCTGAGCGTCTCGGACCGCTCGAAGGGCAATGTTTCACCGCAAACGAACCCGCACTCATGACCCATTTCGCCGAGCACCCGCTGCACGTGAAGCGCGTGGTTCACACCGCTGGCGAAAATCAGGACCGAATGCCGCTCGCGCGTGTGATCGACGATCTCCCGACAGGCCGACCGCACCAGGGAATCGTCGTCCATCAAGGCTTCGACCTCACCGGCGATGAACTCGCCGCCCCTGATATGCAGGCCCGAGGTGTCCACCTTTCGCCGGCCCGCCTTGGTTTTCAACGGGCACAGATAGCCCTGCACGATCAACTCACGGACACCCACCTCGTAGCAGATATGGTTCAGAAGATTCTCCGGACCACAGATCATCCCCGTGGACATCCGGTAAGGCGTGGCCGTCAGGCCGATCAGGCGAACGTTGGGATTTGCTTCCTTCGCGTCCGCCAGGAACGTGCGGTACATCCCCTCGCCGTCCGGCGGGAGCATATGACATTCATCCACAAGGATGATGTCGAAGCTGTCGAGTTCCTTCGCCCGTCGGTACACGCTCTGGATGCCAGCCACGATGATCGGATGGTCGGTGTCCCGGCTGCCCAGCCCGGCCGAGTAGATGCCGATTTGGTGCCACAGGTCCGGTGCCATCGCGTGGAGCTTGTCCACCGCCTGCTCGAGCAACTCCTTCACGTGGGCCAGGATCAACACCCGTCCGTCCCACTGCTGGACGGCATCGCGGCAGATCGTGGCCATCACCGGCGTCTTGCCACCGGCCGTCGGGATGACCACGCAGGGATTGTCATCCCGACGGCGCAGGTGGTCATAGACGGCTTCGACCGCTTCGGCCTGGTACGGACGCAGCGTGATCGCGGGCGCTTCCGGAGGCGGCAGAAGCGACTGGCTCAAGCCCTGACCTCCTCGGGAAGCGGGAACTGCTCGCTGCTGGCCGGGTAGATACGGCTGGGATTCTCGCCCTTGAGCCAAGCGGCCAGCACGCGCTGAACCTTGCCGTAGCGCTGCACGCGCTGGCTGTAGGAGCCGCCGCGATTCTCCTGCAGATGCTGACGCAGCAGAACGATGATGCCCTCGTCGCCGGAGGTCACGATACCGGTGGTTAGCTTGCGGCAAAAGTCTTTGAGCATCGCCCGATCGACCGAGTAGTACGCACGGGCGACTACCGCCCTCGTGATGGCGGTGTTGACGCCGCGGGCCGAGGTGACGGTCGGTAGGTTTGCCACGGCAAACGCGATGGCGTCGTGGTGCCTGCGCAGCGTCTCGGATGCCTCAGCTGGCGAGAGGATCGGCGGGTTGCTGAAACCGCCCAGCATCGCCCGCAACGTCGCCAGATCGTTCTTGCTGACATCGCCGTTTTCGCCGGCGATGTTGAGGATGTCCGCCAGCGAGCGAGACTTGCCCGAATTGATGGCCATCATCGACTGCGGGTCCACGTCGCGCCAGACGAACATTTCAACCGGAACGCCGGACATGCAGATGGCCCACAGACGGTGCTGCCCGTCCAGCAGCGTGCCGTCGGGACCAAAGGCGATACCCTCGTGTGTCAGCTTCCACTTGCCTTCGGCCATGTCGCGGGCCAGACGGTCCACATGCTTCTGGGACAACTTGCGGTTGTTGGTGTTGGCCTGTTCCAGCCACTTGATCGCCTGGTCGGGCGTGATGAGGATGCGCTCGACGATCGGGCCGGTGCCTGCCATTGCGAGGTTGGTATGCGCGGCACTCATGCGTCACCTTCTTTCTTGTCACGGAGATAGGAGGTCAGGGAATCGATCAACCGGAGAGCGTAGTCCTCGCCCATGGCGGCCACGATGGCCCTAGCGCCATAGGCTGGGTCATGCGGCAGGTTGAGATTGGTTTGGGCCAGGGCCGGGCGCGCTTGGCGGGTCGGCAGCGCAGCGTTGGGCGAGATGCCTCCTGGTTGGCGTTTCTTTCTCTCCGCTCGGCCGATGTTGGCGGTGTTGTAGAGCTTGCCATCGGTTCCCTTGCGGGTGGCGCAGCTATGGATTTCCATACCTGAGCGAACCGAAGCGACGGTCTTCGGATCAACTTGGCAGCGTTGGGCAATCGCGTTGTTCGACCAGGGATTCCCATCATCGTCGACACTGACGAGAGGATTGGTCAGCATGGTCAGCACGGCTTTGCGTTTATCCCCGTTGGTGCGGCGAAGCCCGTGCGTGGCGTTGGCACCCACCGAGTAGAGGATGGCGTCGCGCTGGGTACCCTGGCGAACGTGAGCGAAGATGTAGTCGCTCTTGATTTTCCTGTTGGCCCAGTACCGGTGGAATCCATCGGCCAGCCAGTAGTTCGCGCCGTCGTAGAAGACGGTGACCGGTGTAAGGTCGACACCGGCGCTGTACTGTTGGGCGTATTCATCGACGATGCTCTGATCGATAGCCACGCGAGGCTGAGTGCCGCCGTCGATGCGGATTTCGTCAAGTCGCAGAGTCTTGAGATTATCAGTTGTCATGGAGGTGCTCACTTTCCATTTGGGGATACCTGGCCCCGCACAGCGGGCAGCGACGCAGGGGCATCTCAGCGACCCGAACCACGACCATCCCGCCGCCAAGCACCTCGCATCGCCGCACGGCCAGCAGGTCGATCTGGCCGTCGTCCTCGAACACGCCCGCATGGGCGAGGGCGTCTTGGGTGCATTTGAGGAGGTTGTCCAGGTCGCGCCGCCGCCTGTCGGGCGGGAAGGCATCCATCGCCAGGGCGATGCGTCCGCCCGCAGGCGGCTTGCGGATTCCGCTTCCGCCGCCCGGAGCCAGGAGCCTGCACACTTGGGTGCGGTACTCTCGACCCTCGCGGCTGATCAATGTGCGAGGCCCGACACGGCGGTAGTAGTGGTTCGCGCTGGGGGGCCAGGGCAGCGTCAGTTCCATCGCATCTGCCCTCATCGCTTCCACGGCGGCGTGGTGTCATGGATCGGGGACTGCTGCGGACGACCGGCGGCAGCCGCCTTCGCCTCGTAGCCCTTGACCTCGTTGGTGATCTCGCCGGTATCCTCGCGCTTCTTGCACTTGACCGAGATCACCAGCGGGATGTTGTGCAGCTCGACGCTGTCCTTGGGCTGCATCACGCCGACGGCGCGGCAGACGGCCGAGAGGTTGCCGCGGGCGATCTTCTGCGTCAGTTCGTTGGGATGGTTGATGCACAATCGGTCCCACACCTTGCGGCCCTTGCAATCGCCTTCAAGAACGGTGAACTCCAACTGCAGATAGCTGCCATCGCCACGCTTGGTGGCCTTCATCTCGCTGGCGGTGATCGCCACGAGGTACTTGCCGGCAGGCAATGCCTCAAACGTGGTAGTCGGTTCGACTTCGTTGGCGTTGAATCCGTTCAAATTTGCCATGGGTCAGCTCTCCTTGCTGTTGATGGTGTTGCTGGACATGGCCTGCATCAGCGCGGGCCACGAAAGAGGAAGCTCGGCCGACAGGCCGTAGCGGTTCTTGGCCAAGATCACGTTGGTGCCCTCGGTCAGCAGCAGGCGCTGGTCGCCCTGGCGGTGGGCGTAGAGCACGCAATCCGCCCACTCGATGAAGGGCGGCGCGATCCAGTGCGGCAGGTCCGGCGAGGCCAGACGCTGGTCGTACCCCTCGGGCGTGGTCATCTTCGTGTTGGCCGCGTGGGCCAGAAGGATGATGGCTGCGCCAGTTTCGGCCACGGCGTTGAGCATCGGCAGCAGATCGCGGTAGACGATGTTCTGCACGATCTCCCGGGCCTTGAAATACCCGCCATGGGCGGTGCCCAACGTGCTGGTCAGATCGGAACCGGCTTTGGGATCGAGGTCGTGCACGACGTGCTCGACGATCCGCTGGACCATCCAGTCGATGGTGTCAATAGCCACCGCCGATGGGGCATCCGCATGCTCCAGGCTTGCCAGCTCGATGAGCCACTTGCGCATCTGCGGCCAGGATTGCAGGTATGGCGTGCGGGTCAGGCCAGGCACCGCACCGGCACCGTTTTCGCAGTCCAACAGAACGGCACTGGCCGATGCCGCGAAGGTGGTCTTGCCGACACCCGGCTGGCCGTAGACGATCATCTTGGGTGGCGCGGGCGTGGCGCTCTTGATCAGTGAGTTCATCAGGGTCATGAAGGTTCTCCTGCGCAGTGGTTGCCCACGTTGGGATTCCAGGTCAGGGCCAAGCGGCCGCTCACACTGCAGGTGCGGCTCTTGCCGTTGCGGACCAGGCCGGCGTGACGGAGTTCCGGCAGGCGCTTGTGGGCCTTGATGCCCAGGCGATCCTCGATCTCGCGGGCCGTCAGCCCGGGCGTCTGCATCACGGCCTGGAAGCACAGTGCCCGGTGTCGACGGACCGAGCCGCTGGCTTCGGCCTGTCGCCCGGCCAGCGCCGACGTGGGCGGGTCTGTGTTGCGGTAGTTGCGGTTCATAGGGTTCTCCGGTTGTCTGTGGGTCTTTTCGTGTTCCGTCTCGCTGGCCAGCGAATGGCAGGTGCGGGAGTCGAACCCGCGTTCCGGGGCTTATGAGGCCCCAGCAGCCCGGCCCTGCCGAAAGTGCGCCCGGGCGGGCGTAGGGAGTCCGGCCGCGTACCCTCCGTGGCGGCATCCATGCCGCGCGGCACGCCGTCCCGCGCCGGGCGCAAGAGATGGATCACGGAAACTCGAGGATGCGAATCACCTCGTAGCCGGTCGGAAAGGCATCGATCTCCCAGGCTCGACGCAGGCGGCGGATCGCTTCCTCGTTCTCCTGCCGCGCAATGGACAGCGTGTTGTCGCTGACTCGCCACACGCCGCAGCGGAACGGCTCGACCTTTTCCACGGCGACGATGTAGACGGGAACGAGCTCGCCGATCACCTGGGCCAGCACGGCCTGATAGAACGCCATTTGGTTGTGGTGACAGCGGCGCTTGGCCTCGTTCTCGAACCAAGTCAGGTCGGCGGTGGTCTTGAGGTCGACGATGCCTCGATGAGGGTGAATCCAGTCGAATCGAGCCTGACACGGTGTGCCGCAGTATTCGGCCCGCACGACGCCCTCCGCCCGCCCATAGAGAAGCAGGTCCACCGCCTCGTCGTTCATGGCCACACCGGCGGCCATCTGTTCGATCAGCTCGACCTGCTCATGCGAGAGAACCGGCTTGCCCTGAGATTCGGCCCACTCGGCAAAGGCCTTGGTGTTCGATCCGAAGGGCTTACCCGTGCGGGGATTGATCGGGCCACCGATGGCGAATTGCGTCTCGTAGGCGTCGCGGCCTTCAAGGATGCGGACGTGGGCAGCGCGGGGCTGTCCGTGTCGACGATCAGGCCCAATTGCTTCTTGCGATACAGCCAGGGACAGGCCATGAAGTCGAGCAAGTGGTGGCTCGACAGAAACTCGCCTGCCTTGGCGTGATACTCCTCGGCCGGTTCGGCGCTGAGCACGCCCAGGTCGATCACTGGATTGTCGTTCGTGGTCTGCGGCATTGTTGGTCGGACTCCCATGCTTGGAGCGATGCGCTGGTCGCCATCGCCCGTCGCAGGGTGATTACCCGCTCGGCCGCCAATCTCGCCGTGACCCCCTAAATCCATATGGGTCGCGAAATGGGTTAGGCCGTCACATATCGCTCGCGTGAAGGCCCCATGTGGCGACCCATATGCGTTTCACACGCCATCTTCGACCTTAGAGATGTGACCCAGATCGTTGGCGGAACCTGCGTTCGTGACGCCGAGACCGGCTCGGCGCAGCCAGCACAGTCACGAATGAAAGGCTGCCAACATGGAAATGCCGAACTACGACGGGATCATCGAAAAGTGGAAGGTCAACCTCATCATCAGTCGCGCCAAACGCTGCGGGTTCAAGCCGCACGAGCTTCCCGACGCGCTGCAGGAAGCGGTGCTGGTCGTGCTTGAATTCAAGTACGACCCCGACCACGCACAGGGCGCAACCGAGCGCACGGCGCTGGTGGCCGTCATCGATAACCGCCTGCGGAAGATGAAGCGCGCCGCCACGCGTTATCGCACGCATCTCGAACGCCTCGGCGACAGCGCCACCGAGTTCAGCCGCGACGAAATCGACACCCGCGCGATGGACGTCGCCAGCGCCATCGGCGACCTGTCGCCGCGCGAACAGGAGATCTGCCGGGGCCTCGCCGACGGTCTGTCCGTCGCCCAGTTGGCCAAGCAGATGGGCTGCGGCTGGCACACCGTTGCCCGCATCATTCGCCGTCTACGTCAGCGCTTTGAGCAGCTCGGTCTGGACGGGTGGGCGAAGGAATGAGCGACCGCGAATCCTGTACATGCACGCTCGATCCGCCGGCCAAGATTCCCCGTGAATCGACTGGATTAAGTGCCCCCGATGAGCAAGCTGTCCCCGGCCCTCAGCGACGGCGGCGGCCGCTGTCACTGGCATGGATTTCGGACGAGCTGCTGGCAGAAACCATCGAGCTCTGGTCGGAGTCGTATGGTCGGCCGATCAGCGAAGACGAGGCTGTGGAGATTCTCATGAACGTCAAACGAATGGGCGAGTTGCTGCTGAGATTGCGAAGGGAGGGCGGCGACGGATGAACGTGGTGGCCTGGGCTCGAGTATCGTCCCGCGAGCAGCGCGAGGGCTACTCCATCGACGCGCAGATCCGTGCGATGCGCGAGAAGGCGGCGAAGGCCGGCTGGACCATCGTCCGCGAGTTCGTCGTCGCCGAGTCGGCCAAGCGCGGTGCCGATCGCGTCGCGTTCAATCAGATGTTCCAATGGGTCAAGGCCAACGCCAGGCGTGAGAAGATCAACGCTATCTTCGCCCACAAGCTGGACCGCGTCTGCCGCAACATGCGCGATGCGGTTCGCCTCCAGGAACTGGAAGACGCCTGCGGTGTGCAACTGACCTTTGTTGAAAACCAATTCGGCCCCGGCGCGGCGGGCGCACTATCGTTCAACGTGATGGCGGCGGTGGCGCAGTACTACTCGGACAACCTGCGCACCGAGGTGATCAAGGGCATGGACGAGAAGGTGCGGCAGGGCTGGCCCACGGGCCTCGCGCCCTATGGATATATGAATGTCGACGACCGCGACGAGCCGGTCGTGCCGCACCCGGAGAAGTCCAAGACGGTCGTCCGCATCTTCGAGCTCTACGCCAGCGGTCGATTCACCTTCAAGAGCCTGGCCGACAAACTCGCCGCCGAAGGGCACACCTACCGGCCCAGCCAACCGCGATTCCACCGCACGGCGCTTTCGTATAT